ATTTTATTGAGGATCTCTTCATTGATCATGGCTTGCTTAGACTTATCTGTAAATCGTTTTGGCTTCCACCCCCTCTCTTTAAGACGTTCTGCAATCTGTTGTCTACTTGCTATGTTGAATGGAATCTCCTTGGTCTTTGTCTTTAACTTGACCTCAGTGGGGGGAAACTCTTGCAAGGACCACTCTGTTAATTCCTGTGCCTCATCTGATAATCTCCCCAGAAGTCCTATAGTTTTTTGTATATCCAAGGCAAAACCATTCTTCTCCTGTTGATCCAGAATAGCTCTGATATTATGTTCTAAATCAATAGCATAGGAGGAAAAATCTTTACCCTCATTGTTTAAACAGTCATACACTTTCTCAGTTAGAAGCACATCATTCTTGCAATACTCTAACATATCCTCTGTGTATTCAGAATAATTATCACATTCCATCTTGGGGAACTTTAATCTTTTTCCCCATGCAGCTAAACTATGCCCATCATCTCTTACTGGAGCAAACAACTGTGACATTATCAATGTATCTTTGATCTGCTTTAATTTTATATTTGTTCCAAGTAATCTATTCAGGATGGGGGCATCAAAAGATACTCCGTTGTGCATAATAAAATTATTCACAGTCTCAGACCAAGGCTTGAACTTATCAAGGTTGTCCTGATCCCATACGTGTACCTGAGATGTAGAAAGATCCTTCGCTACAATGCAATGGATCTTCTGTGCATCCAAAGAATCTGTTTCAATATCTAATACTACATTCATACTCCGAAACTTTCTCCACAACCACACTGAGATGTAGCATTGGGATTTTTAAATACGATGTATGAACCATTGATGTCATCAGTATAGTCTATAGTTACACCCAATAGAAACATCATAGCCTCTGGTCTAACATATAAATTACCGTCAAGCAATGATATTACAGTATGCTTCTCAGGAATATCATTCAATGTGTCCCACTCATAGGTGAAGCCAGCACAACCACCACCCTTCACCCCAAGCTGTATGCCTTTAACATCCTGATCCCTGACTATACGTGACAGGTGCTCATTAGCTTCTTCAGTAAGATTTATCATATTAACCTCTCATTATATTATACAGAAAGAACCCGTAAGCTGTAAGTAAAGAAGATAACCATATCCCAAAGCCACTATGAAAGCACAGGTCTTCTGTGTGTATCTTTAAAATGAAGGTAACAAACAACATTATTATCCATGATACCAGAGGAACAAGTGCTAAAATAAGCATCCATTTCATGCTGGGTATTTTGAATTTATAAACTCATCTGTATTTGCTAAACTCTCCATATTAATTAAATTAGCATCATTAACATCTATATGATAGAACTTCTCATTGGACATGTACTTGTTATTAATTGCTGCAACCTTGGCATCTCTCACGGCCTGTCCATCAATGAACCATGCCATTTTACAATCACCACGAAACACAATAAAAGTTAATGAACCTTCAGATCCAGACTGTACCCACTTGTCTATGATCTTATGTTTCCGATAAGGAATACGTATTTCTTTCCAATCATTAGACCAATCATTGACCCAACTATATTTTATTTCAGTCTCAAAGAAAGCTGGAGTATCTCCTTTCTGACATGTAATATCAACTCCATAAGTTTCTTTTGGATCTATGTCTTGATATCCATTTTTATCCAACCACTTCACCATTATCCCATTAGATAATGTATTTGCTTTATCATATAACTTTTTATCAAACTTCTTAGTTGCCATCATTGTCTCCTCTGTTAAATGGGTTTTCTATCTCTGTCATTCTACCAGTTTTTCTATCATAAAACAAGTGTGTTGCTATTCCTGTCTCACCTGTGTACCTATTTTTTAGAATACGTACCGTGGTAGTATTGGAAAGTATCTCATCGTCCTCTTGCTGGTTTCTTTCCAAGGCTATAACTCCATCACTTAGATGAGCTATGCTGGCCGATCCCCTAAGATGTGAAAGAGATACTTCTTTTCCTTCCTCATGTCCACGATCACCAGAAGGTCTACGTAGGTGGGATACAAGCAATAGTCCTATCCCTGTTTGTTCCACCAGTGATCTCAACTTGGTCATTAACATATCTATTGACTTCCTTTCATCTCCAAACGAGTCTTCCTGTCCACTGACTAATATACTAAGATGATCTAACACAATCCACTTACAACCCAGTGCCTGTGCCATAAACCTAATCCTACTCAGGATCTCATCATTACCTATACTGCCAAAGTGATCAAAGGCAAAGAATCTACCAGAACCAGTAGTAGCTTCTTGCCATGTCTCCAATTGTTCCCTTTCAAATCCTTCTCTAACTTCTTTTATGTACAGTCTGGAGGAGGCTTCCACACTCATGATATTCCATGCCGTATTTTTGACACTTTCTTCCAGAGCTAGAATACCTATGTTATCTTCTGTATTTTTCAAGAGGTGATGCATTAACTCCCTCATGATGGACGATTTTCCCATTCCAGCCCCGCTGCAAAAACAAATTAATTCCCCGGTGCGCATTCCATAGGTCTTCTCGTTCATCCCGGCCCAAGGATATAGACATGTCTCACAATACTCCTCATCATATAAGCTACTGCCAATATCCTTGAGATTAATAATCCCAGCAGGAGTGTACGGTTGTGCATTCCACCAACACTTATTGAATGCTTCCCGCAAGCTCATCTTCAGATACTCATTGGCATCCTTGTGTTCCAAATGTACTATCTTACATTTATTAGGAGCAAACAACTGAGCCACTTCTTCACTGGCCTTTCGTCCCTGCTTGTCCATGTCGAAACATAAGACCACTGTATCAAAGCTATCTAAATAGGAGAAGGCTTTCTTGCAATCCCTTAATGCACTGGCAGCCCCTGTCTTGATGGACACACTGGGCCACTTAGACCCCATGAGTTCATAAGCACTCATTGCATCCACTTCACCTTCACATATAGTTATGTATTTACCTTTGGGTGAAAAGATATTCTGACCAAAGAGAACGGCATCACTTATATCTCCCTCAACCCACATTCGTTTGTCCTTGGTCTGTCTTATTTTCATCCCTATTTGAGTACCTAACTCATTGAAATATCCATACAAGTGATGAGTGACTATGCTGCCATCAATCTTGATCTTGGTATTAAATTTCTTGGCAGTTTCCATAGAGATCTTACGATCACTAAGAGCACCCCAGTTTCCTGTTGTAGTCATGGACTTTACCTCTTGCTTTGGCATTGATAAAATATTATCTCCAAATCGTGTGTGACAAACAAAACAATATGAATGTCCTGCTTTATGCTGGACGTTTCCATCACTGGAATCACATTCTGGATTTGGGCATGGTCCTCTATCTAACCATCCACTTTGTGTCATCTATACCCCCGGTCCAGGCCAAGATTCATCGGAAATTTCTGTTGCTCTCTCACTCATTGCTTCTTCCCTTCTAGTAATATGTTTAACAAGATACCTCCATGAAATTGGAAATAAATTTCTCATATAATAAGATATACTTTCTGCTACAAATTTGGTTTCAGCTTGAGCATCTCCTTGTAGTCTGAGATTACACACTCTTGCAAAAGCATAGAGAGAACCACTCCAGTACCATGACGTGTACATACTCTGAGGTAGCACAGCCCTAGCTTGTTCAGGACATACTCCTTCTTTGACCATATCTTTATATGTTTCCGTAGCCAATCTAAGTACATCCCTATATTTTCTATCAAACCATTCATTGTTAGGAACTTCCTTGGAAGTTGATCCTTGTTTTTTATCTTCAGATCTCTCTCTCCAAGCAAGAGGATACCAGAAATCTGGCTCACTGTCAACATATCTTCGACTCACCTCATTCCATGCTAGTCCTACTTGATGCTTCTGTAATTGTCTAGCTACAAAAATAGATGCTTTAATCTTGAATGTAGCAAACCCATGAGAGAAGGGTGACCAATGACCATGTTCTGCCAGATATTTAATTAGTTTTTCATCCTTGCTTTCCATTACCTTATCTATACATTTATCAAAAGATACTCTGGCAGCATTGACAATGGTTGTATCATCTCCCATGTGATCTATTAAATCTATCTTACTCATGCTAGGAAACTCCTTGGAAAATCAGATCGTTTAACAATAACATAACTAGGGATAGTTAATAATCCACCATAAGTTATATTGTCAGGATCACTTTCATTAACACTAGACGCAATTGTTATATGTGAGTTCTCCTCTTTGATTAATATACCGGCAGATTTTATTCTCATAGGTTTTAAACTATCTGCTTCCTCTTGGGTTTTCCATTCAGCATCATCATATTCCACTGAATCAACCCATTCTATTACAACTATTTTATTCATCGACATCTGCCCATGTATCCCTAATGAGATTATTTACAAAATTCTCTTTGTCTGACATGATATCATCCACTTCCATTTTAGCTAGACGTTTAGATTCTTTAATGTCATATCCTTCTGCCTTGTACTGCCTTGTAATAGACCTGAACAACTGTTGCCTCTCTCTTTGTAACATGTTATTAACCATCATTATCATACCTTAACGTCATTGTGCCTATGGCATCATGAATAAGAACATATTTCTCTATGTCCTCCAAAGAAGTAGGATCATATCCTTTCAGAATTAAATCTCTAATGACAGAAAGAGAGAGACATAACTCCATCTCTCCCTCATTTTCTTTTGGTGTTTCTCTGAATTTGGAAAGATCTATAACTTCACAGCCAGGGTCAGACACTGTTATTATCCCTCCAAAGATTTAACTCTCCTTGAACTTCATTCAACTCACCCTGGATCTTATCAAAGATA